GTCTTAGCGGTGTCTAACGGGACTCAGCGTGAGACAAAAGGCCATAGACCCCCCACGAGTTAAGCGGTTAACTAGGCTGAGTTAACCAACGCTAGAGCCGAAAACCTTAGTGCTCGTCACGTTTTCTGAGTTCGCCGCGCTGAAGGGATGCTCGAAAGCTGCCGTTACTGCAGCGATTCGATCGCGCATCGGCGCGGCCGTGGTGGAGAAGGACGGCAAGCGCTGGCTGGACCGCGACCTAGCGCTGGAGCTGTGGCGGAAGAACACCAAGGCGACCCACAACGCGAAGGTGAGCCAGCCCGATCCGGTGGAGCCGCGCACGCCGGTGGAGCTGCGCAAGGCGATCGACCGGTTGCCGGATGATGCGATCCCCGAGCTGAACGAGAGCCGGGCGCGGCGGGAGCACTACCAGGCGGAGCTGGCGAAGCTGCAGGTGGCGCAGCAGCGGAAGGAGCTGGTGCCAGCGGATGAGGTGAAGAAGCAGGCGTTTCAGATTGGACGCAGCGTGAGAGAGGCGCTCAGCAACCTGGCGGACCGGCTGTCGCACCAGCTGGCCGGTGAGACCGACCCGACAGTGATCCACCAGCTGCTGAGCGATGAGCACCGCGATGCGCTGCTGGCGCTGGTGGAGGCAGACCGATGAGCGTGTGGCGCGATGCGTTCATGGACGGGCTGCGGCCGGAGCCGCCGCTGACGGTGAGCGTGTGGGCGGACAAGCACCGGCGGCTGAGCAGCAAGGCCTCGGCTGAGCCGGGCCCGTGGCGCACCAACCGGACGCCGTACCTGCGTGAGCCGATGGACTGCCTGAGCACCACCAGCACGGTGCAGCGTGTGGTGATGATGTTCGCGGCGCAGACGGGCAAGACGGAGAGCGGCTCTAACTGGTTGGGCTACGTGATCGCGCACGCACCGGGACCGATGCTGCTGGTGCAGCCGACCGTGGAGATGGCCAAGAGGCTGAGCAAGCAGCGGCTGGAGTCGCTGATCAGCGAGACCCCGGTGCTGACGGAGAAGATCGCGCCGAGCCGCTCGAGGGACTCGGGAAACACGATGTTCGCGAAGGAGTTCCCCGGCGGGATGATGCTGCTGACGGGTGCGAACAGTGCGACAGGCCTGAGATCGACGCCCTGCCGCTACATCTTCATGGATGAAATCGACGCCTTCCCGGCTGACGTGGACGGCGAAGGTGATCCCGTGAGCCTGGCGGAGAAGCGGGCGACCACGTTCGCGCGGCGCAAGATCCTGCTGACCAGCACGCCGACCGTGAAGGATTTCTCGCGCATCGAGGCGGAGTATGAGCGCAGCGACCAGCGGCGCTTCTTCGTGCCATGCCCGAGCTGTGGCGCGATGCAGTGGCTGAAGTGGCCGCAGCTGAAGTGGGAGAAGAACGACCCCAGCACTGCGGTCTACGAATGCGAGGCGTGCCATGAGCGCTTCGCCGAGATCCACAAGCCGGCGATGCTGCGGCAGGGTGAGTGGCGCGCGACGGCGCCGAGCGACGGCAAGACGGCCGGCTTCCAGCTGAGCGGGCTCTATTCGCCGCTGGGCTGGCTGAGCTGGGCGGACATGGTGGACGACTTCCTGCGGGCGAAGTCGGATGCGCCGATGCTGAAGAGCTTTGTGAACACGCGGCTGGCGGAGACGTGGGAGGAGGACTTCGCCAGCAAGGTGAGCGCGAGCGCGCTGCTGGAGCGGTGCGAGGCCTATGCGGGCGGCAGGTTGCCGGATGGCGTGCTGACGGTCACGATCGGCGTGGACGTGCAGGGCGGTGGCGGCTCGGCCGGTGATCGCCTGGCGGTGAGCGTGTGGGGCTGGGGCCGCGGCGAGGAGGGCTGGCTGATCGACCACCAGGAGATCGCGGGCGACCCGTGCCAAGCGGAGGTGTGGAAGCAGCTGGACCTCTTAGTGCTGCACGAATGGGAGCACGCGAGCGGCGGCAAGCTGCGGGCGGAGGTGACGTGCGTGGACTCCGGCGGCCACGCGACGGCGGAGGTGTACCAGTACGCGCGGGAGCGCGCTGGTGTGGGCGTGATCGCGATCAAGGGTCAGAGCCAGCGAGGCAAGCCGCCGATCGGCAAGCCGGGCAAGGTGGACATCAACGCCAAGGGGCAGACGCTGAAGCGCGGCGCGCAGGTGTGGCCGGTGGGTGGCGACACGATCAAAACCACGCTGTTCGGGCGGTTGAAGCACAACCAACCCGGCGAGGGCTACCTGCACTTCCATGCGCAGACGGGCAGTGAGTATTTCGAGCAGCTCACGGCCGAGAAGCAGGCGCTGCGGTACGTGAAGGGCTTTCCTGTGAGGGAGTGGGTGAAGAAGCCAAGCGCACGGAACGAGGCGTTGGATTGCCTGGTCTATGCGTATGCGGGATTGAATCGGCTCTATTCGCGGTATGACCGCAGAACAATCTGGGACCAGCTGGAAGCAAGGCTGCAGAAGGCAGCTGATGGTGCGAGCAAGCCGCAGCTAAGATCGGGCAAGGGCAAAGCGCCTTCGTTCGCTACCAGCTGGTGAGGCCGTGAACATCCCCGCGCAAATCAGGGCCGGTGACACGGTGACGTGGCGCGATGAAGCGGCACGCGACAACCTCGGCTCTGCGATCGATGGCAGCAACCATGGGCTGACCTACTACCTGCGCACCAACACGAACCACCAGGGTGCAACGGTGGCCGGCGTGACGGTGGCGGGCACCCCTGCAGGCAGCGGGTGGACGTTCACGATTGCAAAGACCACCACCGATGCCTTTGCTGCGGGGCTGTGGTTCTGGCAGGCGGTGGCAACCGCCAACGTTGGCGGCGCGGTTACGACACTGGGCGCTGGGCAGCTGACGGTACTGGCCGGGCTGGACTACACCGGCCAGCCGAGCGCGTTCGATGGCCGTTCGCAGGCGCAGAAGGATCTCGATGCGGTGCAGGCGGCGATCCGCGCGATCGTCTCCGGCGGCGTGGTGCAGGAGTACAAGATCGGCACGCGCAGCCTGAAGAAGTACGAGATGGCGGACCTGATTGCGCTTGAGGGCAAACTGAAGGCGGAGGTTAAGCGCGAACAGGCGGCCACAATGGTCGCAAATGGGCTCGGAAGCCCGCACAACCTGTTCGTGAGGTTCTGATGGGCGTCCGCAGCGCAATTCTGGGCTGGCTGCAGCGCGGCACCCCCGAACCGGTAAAGGCACCGCGGCGGCGGATGTATGAGGGCGCGAAGTTCTCGCGGCTGACGGCTGACTGGGTGACGGGCAACACCAGCGCGGACAGCGAGGTGTACGGCTCGGCGCAGAAGCTGCGCGATCGTGCTCGGCAGCTGTGCCGCGACAACGACTACGCCAGGCAAGCGCTGCGTGCCATTGAGGGCAACGTGGTGTGGCAGGGCATCCCGTTTCAGGCGCAGGTGCGGATGCTGCGCGGCGGGCGGCTGGACGGTGGCATCAACGATCAGATCGAGCAGGCATGGCGCCAGTGGACGAAGGCGCGGCACTGCCACACCGGCGGCAAGCTGACGTTCCACGACATTGAACGGCTGGTGGTGCGCGCGTGCGCCGAGTCCGGCGAGGTGTTTGTGCGGCTGGTGAAACAGCCGTTCGGCGGCAGCAGCGTGCCACTGGCGATCGAGGTGCTCGAGGCTGATCTGCTGGATGACGGGCTCAACGGCCGCAGCCAGCAGGGCAATGAGATCAGGATGGGCGTGGAGGTGGACACCTGGGGGCGCCCGGTGGCCTATCACTTCCTCGCTTATCACCCCGGCGACTATCAGTTCAGCAACCAGCAGATCTCAACGCAGCGGCACAAGCGCGTGCCGGCCGAGGAGGTGATCCACCTCTACCGGATGGAGCGGCCGGGGCAGACCCGCGGCGTGACGTGGTTCGCCAGCGCGATCCAGCGGCTGCATCACCTGCAGGGCTACGAGCAGGCCGAGGTGGTGCGTGCGCGTGCGAGCTCCGCGCTGATGGGCTTCATCACCAGCCCTGAGGGCGAGCTGCAGGGCGATGAGGTGATGAACGGCGAGCGGGTCTCAAACTTTGAGCCCGGCGTGTTCAAGTACCTGGCGCCCGGCGAGTCGGTGAGCGTGCCGCAGCTGGATGCCCCGGATGGGCAGTTTGAGCCGTTCCTGCGGGCGATGCTGCGGGCGATGGCGGCCGGTGTCGGCTGCAGCTACGAGACCATCAGCCGCGACTTCAGCCAGACGAACTACTCGAGCAGCCGGCTTTCGCTGCTGGAGGACCGGGACCATTGGCGCATCCTGCAGAACTGGCTGATCGAGAACCTGCACCAGCG